ATATGGTCCTTTTTCCTTATTTATGTTAATGGCAGATTACCATTACAGATTGCAAACAGGAACAACACCAAAAGATGCTAGGGGTATGTTAAGAGATGCTCTTCAAGCAACTCTTGGTTCAACCTTTCGTGTTGGAGCAGGTCTATCTTTTATAGAAAATGTTTTAGAAAAAGGAAGTTTAGAAGGTAAAACTCTTACTAAAGTTTTAGAAGCTGGTGGAGATGTGTTAGGAACATACTTAATACCGTTTTCAGTTGCAAAAGATATATATAGTCAGTTTGACCCTGAATCAAGACTCATACCTGAAACAAGAAAAGGCGATGAAGTGCATTGGTTTGACTATTTATATTCAAGAGCAACAAAGTCTATGCCTGACTTTCCACTATCAGGATATGAAGACCCTCTAAGAGACCCATTTAGAACAGGTGATGTACGTGCAATTAATCCTTTAGAGAAACAATTATTTGGTTTTAGTAAAAGAGAAAAGAAGAATGTTTTACAAGAAGAAATGGGTAGAGTAAATCTAACACCATTTGAAATATACAAAAGGCATCCTAACAGACTAATTGACAGATACACAAGAAGAGATTTAAGTGACCCTACAAATAAATACAATTTATCTAAAGCATTAGAATCTGTAATTCAAACTGAAGAGTATCAAGCATTAAATATGCTAGAACGAAGAGAGGAATTATTAACATTAGCTAGACAGCTAATAAATAGAGCAAGAGAAAATGCTAAAGAGATAGTTAAATATGAGTATCAAGAGGGTGACATAGAAATAAATGAAGTTGAAAAAGCTATGTGGGATTCTACTAGACAAACATTAAAAGATTCAGTAGAAGAAGAATTTAAGAAAGAATATCCCGGATTTGATTCATTTGAAGAGTATGCTAAACTATTTCCAAATGAAGCATACTCTTGGGCAAATGATGTTGCTAAAAAGTTAAGAAAAGGTAGATTGGGTGTAGATTTTAGTGATTAAACTACCTACTATCACCACTACCACCTAACACACCACGTTTCTTTCTAGACTGTAATTTATCTATATTATCTTCCATAATCTTACCTAAATCAACATCAAAATAATCAGCTAACATAGCACAGTACCACAACACATCCCCAATCTCACCTGCCACATCCACGTCAGTTTTTTTATCACGTATAATCTTTTTGACCTTGTTGGCTACTTCACCTGCTTCACCGACTAACCCTAGAGATAAATACTCTAGGGCTTTGTCTGCAGGGAATATGGCAGTTTTCTTTGCTTCTGCTTGATAAGATGTAGCAGTTATTATACTTTTATTTTTATTTTCCATATACTTTTGTACCTCTTTTTCTAAATTCATATCCCTTAACCTTTTTTAAATTTATCGCATAGGCAGAGTTAAAACCTCTCTGCCACTCACGATACTGCATAGTGTTTAGAGGGTAAGGACTTCTAACCCTACCCTTTCTAAAACATTGTACACCCTTCTCAAACTGTATGCGTAAAGGTGCATCATATTTTTTTAAGCCAAAATGTCTACGATTTTGAATCACCTTTTTTCTCCACTTTATTATCAGGTTTATCTTCTTTTTTCATAAAAAACTTTTGTATCATTTCTAGCTTATCGTGGTAGTCAGCAATCTTACCTAACTCTTCTTCAACGACAGCCTGTATATCCTGATGTGGTGGGTCTCCTATCCCTACAGGATTAGTTAGCAACACTTCCATATTTGCTATTGACCTGTTTATCATTCCCATATAATAAGTTCTTGCAGAACCAAGTAATATATCTCTCATATTATTCTCCTTTCTCTTCATTAAATAATTTAAGTAACCTGTCTTTATCTATTTTAAACCATTCGTTACTTTTCTTATCACAGAATTTATTAATATATCTGTGCATTTTTCTTTCTTCATCTGCAACATTAGTTACAGCTTTTTTATCCACAAGGTAATAGTCTTGAAACGGACTACCTGTTTGATAATTTTTAAGCCTACTCTCAGCAGAGTTTACTGACATACCTATTTTAAACCAACCTTCTTTTTCAAACTCAGGTCTAGTTGCTATGTACAATTCACCCTTAACATTTTTATCTCTAGCCATCTCATCTAGTTCATCATGTGACCAAGCATCGTCAAGAGACTTATAGTTACCGGGTTTGTGAAGTGGGTTAAGTATTCTATTTTTGTAGTCAGAAAACTTAGGAATAAATTTACCATTTACAAACATACGATTTGTATTTTTACGAGCATGAGTAACAACTCTCTCTCGATATGTGCCTGTGCTACTATAATACCACCATTCACCATCAACAAAACGTGCATTATCTTTAGTATAGTTCTCTAAGTCTATTTTTCTTGCTTTTTTCATAAATTTCTCCTTTCGTAAAAAATTTTTGTTGTTTTAAAGACCCTCAGAGGGGTGAAACACCATCTCCGAAGGGTAAACTACCTGATTATGTAGACTCAATATCAACGACTTCGCAAACTCCAGCACTACAGGCTAACTCTTTTGACCCTGTAGTATTGTCTTCTTTTTCGAAATCTTGTAGTTTTTTCCAATCTATCATATCAGGCATACGTTTGTCAAGGTTTTTATACTCCTCTTCCGTAATTTCTTGGTATGGTGCTTGTGCATAAGTGTGTTCACTATGTGGTAGAAAACTAATTCCTGATATATCATCAAAGTTTTCATACACCCATGCTCCAACTTTCATCCATTCATCTTCCTTTACAGAAATCGTAACAGATGGTTTATGCTCACACCAATACTCTTGAAATGTTTTCCATAAGTTTAATTGATTTATAGCTGACATTTCATTTCTTGTTGTTGCACCTTCAGGTGATTTCATAGGAAAGCTAAATACTGTCGTGCTGTCAGGCTTCATAACATCAGGTTCATTAGGAATACCACTGTCAATCATAAACTGTGTCAGTGGGTCTTTGTTATCACCACGTACAGTACGAATATAGTATGCACTGTGTCTAGCATGAATACCACTTGCACTGTCCACAAGCTGTGATACAGTTCCACTTGGTTTGACACAGGTAATAGCAGTAGATTGATTGATGCCTAACATCTCTGAATACTTTTTATTTACTTCAATAGCTTTCTCTTTTAGTTTAGTAAGAATGCCACCAACTCTTGAACCATCAAATACTTGCTGACCATCTTCAAAGAACATGGTGTTATAATCATTAAATAATTTATTGTCCATAATACCTGTTAATGATACACCAAGCAATCTTTCTTCTTCTGTATTCTTTCTCCATATTGACCGTAAGTATTTGAAGTCAGTAAGAGTTGCCTGAAATGTACCAAGTATTGTAGCCATCTCTACTTTCTCTAACAAAGTTTCTTCTGTGTCTTCTGCTCTTATAACTACTTCAGATAAATTACAGAATTGATATGGTCTAAGTATAATCTCACTACATGGGTTACAACCAAAAGCATAATTAGTATCTCTTCTACCGTTTTTACCTGCTTGTTCGACGGCAGACTTACGATTAAATATGCCACGTTCACCTGACTTACTTTCAACAAGAGACAGCCACTCACGCATAAATGTTTCCATACTAATCTTACCTTTGTATGCTACACTATTATTAGCCAATGCTCTTTGTCCTTCATTCTCCCACCATTGACCTGACTTAGCATATCTCATTTGGTCATCACCTAAATTAGATAAACTGATAAGTGCTGAACGTCTTACACCACCTACAACAACAACCTCACCAATCTTACACATTATATCATGGCATTCTATAGGATACAGCTTTCTACCTGCAGACTGCTGAAATGTTTTAATGCAGAATCTATACAAATCTACAAGTGGTTCAGGACCTGATGCACGACCACCAAATGTTTTTAGTCTTGCTCCTGCAGGTCTTACATCTGTAACATCAAGTGTGGGAATCTGTCCAACATATAACATAGCAATCAGTTCACGTAATGCTCTTGCCCAACCTGAACGAGAGTCACCTACTTTAATTACAGTTGTACTTTTTTCAAAATGTTCATTTACAATAGGAAGTTTGTCTACATTCTCTCTTTCAACAGAGAAACCAACACCTGTTCCACACATAAGAATATACATGCACTCATCAAATGCACGAGGGTTGTCAACAGGTAGATAGGAACAGTTATATCCTGCAACATGACATTTATCAAGTGCCTTTCCTGCAGTCATTAATGCTCTCATGCTTGGCATAACATCTAAATTAGTAATGTGATGAAACAATCTATCTTGTAACTCATAGTAAACTTTCTCATCAAAGTTATATTTATTTACTAGATGTTCCTGCATATAATTTAAATATCTATCTACAGTTTCAGTCCATTCTTCTCGTCTGTTATCTTCAGAAATCCATCTAGCATAACGAGACAATGCTATAAAGTTTTGATAATCTGTTGGTAGTTGTGTTCCTATGTTGTTCATTTATGTATCCTCCTGTGTTACTCTAATGTTTTTTATTTCTACACCATTTATGTCGTGTATAACTTCTTGTACTAATTCTTCAAACTCTTCTGTGACAACACCATCCGAAGGAACAGCATACTCATCAGGGTCTAAACTTAATGTGGCAAATATTTTAACTTTTATTTTCATCTGTAATCTCTATTAATTTATTTAAATACCACTTTGCTTTTTTCAAGTCTTCTACACCATTTTTATATCTATATCTCCATAAATATTTAATTATATTACCCTGTAGATAATATTGAAAGCCTTTATCTGTTGCAGCTTCAATAGCATCAATACATTCTATACCACGTTGATTATAATGTGGTGGGTGATTTACCATATCATTACTGAGTGACTCTCCTTTTTCAAAGTCTATCAATTCTTTTACTGTAGCATTCATTACGCATTCCCTTTCGTTTTAGTTTTAAAGTCTATTCTTATAACATTATCTTCTGTGGTATGCAAGTATTTTTTGTTGGGTGGTAATGTTTTATTATTATCTATAAATTGTTCTTCTAAATCTTTTATAGTATCATTTGAAACAGTAAAGTCTTCTAGGTGCATACGAAAATCTTCATCAATGTTGCTCAATAAAATTGAGTTACACATAAGTTTACATATACCATACAAAGCCTTTTGGTCTTCTACATTTAAAGTGCTAGTATTATTATGCATTATAGTTGTATACAATGCTCCTGTCCACGATTTGCCATCTTCTGTTGTTTCAGGACTTATAACTATCGTAAAGTCTTCTGTTCTTAAATTATCCATGCATCATCTCCTTTTTATTTTTTTATTTGGAAAAGATATAAACTTACCATACTTGGTTTTTTTCTTCTTCTCTTTTAACCAATCTTCAGGTATTATTCTATCATAATATCTGAAATCATATTTTATACACCATTCTGCATATGAAGACTTTGCACCTTTTCTTAACTTTGTTTTACTGTTTGTAAAAACAAATCGTATGTCTAAATCAGGATGTTGTCTCTTAATACATAAATGTTTACGTCTATCAGCAACTGTAAATCTCCCTTTCGTTTCTATTATTATTCCATTATTCAAAACAAAATCAGGGGTATAGGTACGATAAGAAAGGTCTTCCCACTCAATCTTAATCTTTTCGTATAGAAATTTTATTTTATGTTCTTTAAGATATGTTGCAACAATATCTTCCAAACCACTCCTATACCCATTCTTACGTGCTATCTGTCTAGCACTATATGCAGACATTACAACCAATAACGAACTGTAGAACCATAATCATAGCCTAGTGCTTTCATCTCATCACGCACTAATTTTTCAGCTTCTTTTTTCTGCTCTAGTGCATGACGTAATCCCTCAGTCCTACGTTCACGATACTCCTTCTTCATCTCAAGAAGTTCTTTTTCCTTCTCTCTAATTAGTTCTGCCATTTCATCTACTTTTAAATCTGTCATATTTTATCTCTCCATATTTTCTTTGCTTCTCTTTTTAATTTATCATTCCAAGTCCAAGAATCTAGATTTGGATATACTAAAGAAGCTAACTCATGTTTATCTTCACTTATAGATAAAAACTTCTGTATACTAAAAGCTACGTTTTTAAGTTGCTCTTTGTATGCAGATAAATTTTTAAGTGTAAACTTTTTATAATCTTTTGGTGTTGCAAAAAATAAGTCTACACTATTATTTGGATAAGCCATAGAATAAAGTGCCATCTGCCTTTTCTGTGCTTCTGTAGGTTTAGATGGCATTCTAGTTGTTGTTTTTAAATCAACTATCTTGTCTTTAAACCTAAAGTCTATGTAGCCAATAACAGGGATAGGCATATCATCAAACTGCACTTCGACTTTTTCTTGATACTGTTCTAAGTTTTTATACTTAAAATTTTCATCAAGTATTTCACCGAAGCCTTTTAATAATTTTTTCTCTTTCTCTACCTTGTCATCTTTTAAACTAAGCATAAACTCTGAACACATAGTAGTAAACTGTATGTCGAGTAGTTTAAAATCAAACTTACCTGTTTCATACTTATTGGCTAACACAGATTCCTGCACTATACCTCTGACTGCTCCTGCACCACCACCTGACTTGACACCAAACAAGTATCTAGCTACCCACATAGGCATGTCGCTTATGTAGGTATTCATACTGCTAGGTGACAAGTAGTTGATGTTGTGTGCCTGAAAAGGATTATTTCTTATCATTGCCATCTAAATCTACGTCTATAAAGTCGTCAACAATATCTTTGTCCTCATCAGATATGTCTTGTGGTTGAGCAAGTTTATCCCACTCACTTACAACCCAACCATTGTAATTACTTACAAACTCTTGGAACTGTGTAAATAATACTTGGTCGTCATCTGTAATATTAGCATTACGAGTAACGTCAAGACTTGCTACAGGAACATAAAAGCTATTACCACTAGGAATCTTTTGTTCTTCTGTAGCTACACTTATGTAGTGATTTATTGGTATCTTCTTGATTTTAGCAAGAGTTGATATTGGAACACCCATATTTTTAAATGCTGTAGCATTATGCATTTCCCAAATAAAAGGTGTCTCTTGTGACTCAACTTCATCATGTGATGAGTCAACTACCTTACCAATAAATTTTACCTTACCAAAGATACCTCTAACTCTTTTTACAGATTTAATTATATCTTTAGTAGTATCAGGAAGACTGTTCCAATCTTTTTGGAAACCTTGTGGTCTACCTAAATTAAATGTACCCATTGTATCTTTTAAGTCAATATTAAGATTATCAGAGAATACTGTTTTCTCATACTTGTTTGCAAACGGTATCCATTTTTTATACATAAATCTCTGCATAAAAATTCTAATCTCTATATTCTTACCATAAAAAACATTTTCGTTTTCAGGTAAGGATAACTCAAAGTGTCCTGCTTCCATCACTTCTTCTTGCATCTTCTTACCATTGACTTTTGTTTGTTTGGTAATTGGTTGATTGACAATACGTAATCTTGGTAGCTTTACTGATGTAGAACCACCACCCTCTTTATCAAGAGATACACCCATAGCCTTTGCCATGACTGCATAGTTGTCATTGTCTATACTTTTAATTGATATTTCATTCATAATATATTTTCTCCTTTGTTAAATGGTTCGTAGTTATATCATATAACTTCTTGCATGTCAAGCCAATTATTTCCTAATTTAGCTTCTAAAACTAATGGTACATTTAATGTAATGTCAAAGTTGTTATTTATCAAGTCTGTCATACTATTATTTGTCTCCTCTATTATATTTAATACGTCATCTATCTCTTCAGGATGTACGTCAACTACTATTGAATCGTGTACTGTATTTACCACACATGACTTATAGTTGTCAAGTCTTTTATCTATATCCATTAAAATTAATGGTACAATATCGGCTGTCGCAAATGACTGTACAGGAAAGTTCTTAATCTGTGTAAAGTATGTAACCTTACCATTTGGAAGTCTTTTTACTTTTGGAAATGCAAACTCTCTTCCTGAAGGTGTTGATATTTTACCTGTGCTTACAGCTTCTTTAGCCAATTTGGTGTGCCATAATGCGATTCCTTCGTACTTTTCTGTAAACTGTTTGTAGTATTTCGCTTCTGCATTTGTTCTTCCAAACCCTGTTGCTCCGTAGAGTGGTGCAAACGTATGTGCTTTTGCTTCCTGCCTACTAATTTTTTGACCACCATCAGTAATAATCTTGGCAGTGTAACTATGTACGTCAAAGCCATCTTCTATCTCCTTCATTGCTACTTTATCCTGTGACAAATATGCAGCAGTTCTAAACTCTAATTGTGCAAAGTCTGCTTCCATAATCTTGCCACCTTCCCATCTAGATACAAATACTTTCTTTACAGGAAATGTACCACCTCTAGGCAT